CTCTGCGGATTTGGCGAAGGTTGTTCATTCGTATTTTCTCTAGGTTTAAGTAACATCGCTCTCGTTACCAACTGACCCCGATCGTTCATCTCAGGTAAGGGTAGGGAGTTAAATAACAAATCCCAGCCACCCGTTTTCTCATTTTTAAAAGCAGTACCAATCGTATGCCAAATAGTTTTCCCGTCCTTACCATTGCGAGGACAAGTGATATTCATTTTTTCTTTCATAAAAGCTCCTGGTTAAAAGTTGAAAAATATTTTTGTGGGATACCCCTACTACTATACGCACCCCCACCCCCCACTATACGCACTGCTAGGCAAACACTTTTTTTTTCTAGCGTAGAGTCTGCGTACCTTGGTTCTTTGTATAAATAATTTATAGATGGTCGTCTACCTTTTATAAATATATTCATCTCTTCATCCTCTTCAGTTTCTTTGCGAGGTCTTTGACTATATCCATGGGTGTTCCTTCCTTCTCATCTAGCATACTCAGTACCAAGGCCAGAGGATAAGTGGGCAACTTCTGTTTCTTATTCTGAAACTTCAATAACATTCTTTTAATTGTTTCCATGAGAATCTTACTTGGTATTTTGTAGGACATGATCTTAGTCATTTGTTCCCAATCTCTTCTGTTTGGTTGGAATTGAGATCGATAGATTTCAAAATGTACATCCTTGAATAACTTCATCAGATCTATTTCATTTACATTTGACATAGAGCTATATTTATTATTATTAACTGAGTCTAGTTCTATGAGTCTAGGTTTAGTTGTCCTATCAACAACTTTTGAGTTGTCCTTAGAACAACTTGTTTGGTCTTTTTTCATGTGTTTCTCCAAGTGTTTTATTGTTTCATTTTGTTCTATTATTTGTCGGTTAGGATCGTTGTTGAGAGCGTTTGATTTCACCTCATTATCGGATGCTAATGGATCATATAATATTCTATAGATAGATGATTTATGTTTGACATTTTGATAGAGTGGTGAACCTTTACGAAGTCGTTTGATGTATCCCCAATCCATGAGTTTAGTGATTGCTCTAGAGATATTTCCTTTATTACTTTGGACTTGTCTGGCGATATACTCGTAGGTGGGAAAGCAGACTCCTGTATAATTATCAGCAAGAGAACACAGGACAGATAAGACCAGGTATGTTTGGGGTTGACGACAGATTCGTTTATCGTTCAATGCTCGTCTGGGTACAACTGTGAATGGTCCGCCTTGATAGATAGAAACTACGTCATGCTTTCCGTTACTGAGAATCTTGCGTCTTCTTTTTTCTTCAAAATCTGTAGGTTTATTCATGGCGAGGTTATACATAGTCCGATTCTTTAAGTTCTTTGGTTGCTATTGCTTCGTAACTTTTGACATGATCGTTGATGAGTTGTTGTAATAATCCACCATAGCCAAGGCAATCGACTTTTTTTTTAAGGTATCGTTTTTGTATTTGTTTGATGCTTAACTTCTGATCTTTCATACACCAATGTAAAAACTCGACAGCTTCGGTTGCTAATAATTGATAGGTTTCACTATTTCTATTCATTTTTCTCCTCTGTGTCGCAAGGAAGTTCTCCAGAGTAATTATGTATGTGTCGCACCTCTTTTGTTGCCTGACGGGTCTTATATTCCGTTCTAGAATACTTTTGTTTTTCATTCTTGAGTGATTTATCCATACAATCGGGACAGACAAAACAAGCGGAGTGAATATTGATATTGCGTTCTTCACAAAATTGTTCGTAACATTCCTTATCGCATTCGTAATCTATTTGTTTACAGATGTGGCAATGCACAAATTGTTTTGGAAACATAATTATTTCACCCATTTGATTGTCCTTTGTTATGACATTGATCGCAGATAACTGTATGATTAGAAGAGGGGATCATGCGAAGTTCACTAAGTATTTGTTCTTTTGTTTCATAATATTTCTTGTGTTTACACACTGTGCATTGGATGTAATGTTTCATATTTCTTTAATCGTTACGTTGTGTAGTGCTTCGGTGAGTTTCTTTTTTAATTTATAGACTTGTGTTCTAAATCCTTTTACATCCTCATAGACTATTTCTCCGTCTTGTTTGTAGGCAAAGTCCGCCCTGTAATTACAGATAAATTTATTATTGATTGTGATTTTAAAGTTAGGTTGCAGCTCCAGGTTAGATATGAGTTTAGATTTATTGAGTAAACATAACTCTCGGTAGCGGTTCGCTTCTTTCTTTGAATGAAACCGAATGTTATCGATTGTGGTAATTATATTTTTATACTTACTCATCCTTACTCTCATAGATTTGATAGTGGTATCTGTATTCCAAAGGCACTATGATTTCTTTTCCCTTATGATCTTTAATCGGCAGACCATTTTCATCTACAATTATCCCTTCATCATTTATGATTTGCTTCATCATATAAAACTCTGTGGCCTTCCATACTGATCGTATTTATGGCGATAATCCATGAAGGTATCGCACTTTACTGCAACTAATTTTTCTTCCTTGTCCTTGTACTCCTCGTATAATTTCTCCACTACCGCTTCACAATCATTGTACACCTTACCTAATCTTTTGTGATATAACCGACCATGCAACTCCACCCAAAAGGTTATGATGAATGGTTCAATCATTGACCTAAAACTCTTTTTAATATGTTGGGAGTTTTTATTCCCTCGGTAACAAAGTGATCGACAAGTCTGTTCATCGATATTCTCTGTGTTTTTGATTGTCGTTTTAGTTTTTCGTAAGTCTTTTCATCAATACGAATGTTAAGTTGTCGCATCATTTACACACCTCTTTGAAGGCGGTGTAACCAAAAAAATCTATGGCGGGTCGATCAATAACAGGCGATATGCCTTTCCATCTAAAACTACATTCATACTTTTTATTATTCTCAATAGTTGTATTGATAAACTTTATATTGTCTGGGTTGGCTATGTTGAGTGCCAAGATTATTGTAAATATAAATTCCATTCTTTCTCCTTTAAGTGGTGGGAGAAGACTAAGGCAATGATCAGACCTCAATCTCCTCCTACATTTCCACCAATAAAAGGTAGGCATAACAGGAAACATATAAAAAGTTACATCTACCTCTTGTAAAGATAGCAAAAATATATTAGATTGATACTAGGTATTTTTACCTAATGGCAATTAAGCCAAAAGAAAGGAAACATAATGAGAAATCTTTTTAAATTAATAAAGTCTGATGAACCTACACTCACAGATGGTGAGTATGTGTATATAAAAGACAAATCTGTAACAATTCAAATTTGTGGCAATGGTGTTTACTGTGTTAACAAGTGGGTTGAATCTGAACAGACAATGTACCACTCTGCATTTATGACACTTACAGATGCAATGAAAATTGTTATCAATAACAAATATCACGGAGTAAATAAATAATGAGCATATTTAAAACAACAGAAGGCAAGGAGCACAAAGGTTTGTATGTTGGTTATCTTCGAGTGTCCACCGAGGATCAGGATTGTACTCGGCAGACTCACACCATTAAAAAATATCTAAATGGCGGAAAGCATACCCTTAAATTTTTTACAGAAGAACCTATGTCGGGTGCAACCGATCCTTATAAAAGGGAAGAGTTGATGAAGGCAGTTGACTATTGTCGTAAACATAAGGCAACACTTGTCTTTGCAGATTTAGAGCGATTGTGTCGTAAGATGTGGATGACACTTCGATTCTTGGATGAAGTTATAAAACAAAACAAGATTAACTTTATTGTCTGTAATGATCCAACCATATCAGAAGATCCTATGCGACTTCAGATGAAGGCAATGTTTTCAGAATGGGAACGCCAAAGAATCTCAGAACGAACCAAAGAAACACTTGGTGCATATCAGGATCAGATAAAAGAGAAGGGATACTTCACGTCAAAAGGTGGCAAGAAAGTCAGACGTTTAGGTGTGCATAGTTTAATGGATAAAGCTAGGCAGAAGTCAGGGGAGGTGGCAAGTGCAGAAGCAGATCGTTTTGCTAAAAGTATTTATTACTATCTAAACGATGCCTATACCCAATGTTCTTCTCTAAATGAAATGAGTATATTTCTAAATGATCGTAAAGTAAAAACACCTAGAGGAGGGAACTGGTATCCTTCGAGTGTTAAGAATATGTTGAAGCGATTAAAGATAGGAAATTATGATGATTAATAAATTTTTTCTTGACTACTACCAAAGTAATACCAAAATGATATATTGTAACAGTTTTAAAAAAGGGTTCAATTATGATAAGTGAGAAGTATTTACAAGCTCTAATCAGAGCTGAAAAGAAATCAAAGAGTCAACAAAATGACGAGGACTATCGAAAGTATGGCAAGTTTATGCGATCCGCTTCAAGGATTACCATACCTTTAACCCAACTTAAAAATCTTAAAACTGCTCATGAGATGTTACAATTATTAGTAAATGAACTAGGTCAAATCATCAAGAGTGAACACTCAGTTTTTGAAAAGATATATCTTGCTGGATATTCTGTTACTGCCTGTTCGCAACATCTCAAACAAGCAGCTGATCCTAAAAATTTAGGTCGTCATTTTAAGGGAACTCGCTGATGATATATAAACAACATAGAGTATCTTATACAATTCTAACCTCTAGCATTTATCATATTAACATTAATGGAAAGGAAGCAAGCTAATGTTAGACTACAACAACAAACCTACACCTTTACATTCAAGTAAATCGCATAATATATATTCCGATAATTTAGGAAAAAAATCTACATATAGAAGTTTTACTGAATGGAAAAATAAATCTTTAAATGATTTAAAATATTACCTTATAACAATTAAGAAAACAACAATATTAGAAAATCTATCTATCTGTTTTTCTGCGGTATTGTTAGTTACTTTTTTTTATTTCTTATTAGTTTTTTTTTGTGCCATTGATGATCAATGTGCAGCAATCTATATGGAGGTAGCTCATGGCAACTCCTGAAAATAAATTTAGTAAAGACGGATTTGAAGTCGGTGCATCTAAAGTACCATTGATAGTAATTGGACAAGATGACTTTGGAAATACAAGAGAAGAACTTCGCAAATACTTTATTGATATAAGAAAGAATCCAGATGTGGTTCGTTTGGAAAGCAAACAAAATAAAAACGCCAAGGATCGAGGTAAATATCTAGAAGATGGAATCGCCCATTGGGTATCCGATCAACTCGATAATCTGTGTACTGATCCTGGTTCTGTTACATTTCGCAAACCCATTGATGCTTATCGAATGGACAGGTATCCTTTTAGTACAGGGTATAGATATAAAATGGCAGCATCGCTTGATGGTGTTTTAGAAATACATGGTGGATCAATACAGTATGACGATCCGCAAACGGGAAAAACTATAACATTATCTGGCGAGGGTGTGTGTGAAATAAAAACTCAAGGTTATAACGACCATGTAACCTACGATCACATTCTACAAGTCCAAGCTCAGTTGTTAGTAACAGGATTTAAGTGGGGTGTGATCGGACACCTTGGTCCTCGTTTGAAAATGCAGATGTTTGTGTTCGAATCTCATAAACAAATACAGAAAAAAATTTTAGAACGAGTCAAAGATTTTTGGCGAAGAGTAGAAAAGGATACGCCTTATCCTGTCATAGCTGAATCAACAGAGAAAGTTTATTCTGATTGGTCGAATGATGACAAAGGTCTAACCAAACTTACCAACGACTATGATCTTGCCAAAGATGAAATAGAACGCTGGACAACTACAAAAGATCAACTCGCCAACGCTATTAAATCTATTCTCAAACAAGAGAATGCTAGTTATGTAAAGATCAGAGAGAAACAAATAGCCTGTGAATTAATAACTCGTAAAGCCACAGTTGAAAAAATTGTTCCAGCAAAACCCGCAAGTCAATATGAAAAACTTACAGTAAAGGAGATAAGTAATGAATGAGAAGGTAAAAACAAAACAACCTACAACTTTAAGAGAAGCACTAAATTTATTTCAAAGCGATGGAATAGCTGCAAAAAAAACTGATAACAATCCATTTCATAAAAGCAAGTATGCTTCACTTCAAGAAGTCATACAGGCAGTTAATGAAGCTGCAAAGTATGGATTATCTTTTTCACAAAAAATAAATTACAAAACAATTTGCAATGATCATAAAACATTTACTGATATGTGGGTAGAAACTGTGCTTAGTTTTAATGGTAGTGAAGAAACATTGACTTCTAAATATCCAATTATTCCACAAAAAAATATTTGGGATGATAGTCAAAAACTAGGATCAGCAATTACTTATGCAAAAAGATATGCACTTCAATCAATATATGGGATACCAAGTGAAGATGATGACGGAAATAAAAACTTTATAAAAAAAGAAACGTCATACAAGCCCACTAGTAACCAAAACCAAGGCAAGATGACTCCTAATACTCAAGATGTATTGAAGGTTATTGACGAGTCTAATCCTCCCATCTATACGCTAGTGCTACCAGGCAACAAAGAAAAGCATCATGACTCTTTAGAAACACTCGCATTTACATTCAATGACCTGATGTTAGTAATAATTAATGATCCTGATAAAGATAAAAAGGATAAAGTTGAAACAATCGAGAAAGCATTTAAGGTTAATGAAAAAGTTATGACACAATTAAAAGATGCAAACAAAAATACCTACGATGAATTAACAACTAAGTTTGAGAATTTTAAAAATGGATAAAAATTTTACACCACTTAGTCAGAAGGTTCTTGCTTTCATAAAAGAATATATGGAACGAGAAAAGTTTGCACCCTCACAAATTGAAATCAAAGAACATTTCAAACATAAAACTTTATCGGCAGTTCAACTCTCACTTGAAAGATTGGAGCAGTTACAAAAGATTGAACGTGTCCGAGGGAAGGGGAGATCAATCAGACTTCTTGATTAAGCAAGAGAACGCATGATAGTTGCTAATGATTCTGCTCTTGTTGTGGTTTGTTTATGCCACCTAGAATCGAGCATTTGATTAGCAGCTTCAGCGTAATCTTCTTTGGCCAATGCTTCCCACATCTTTTTAAATTTCCTAACACCACCTTTACCTAACTGAAATACCATCTCTATAATTATTTCTTTTGCTTTTGGTAGCAAGGGTATTGATCCAATTAGATCTTCAGCTCCCTTGAGTGCATCATTGAAATCTGATTCAAAACAATCTTCCAAAATTTCTATATCGTACTGTTCATCATCTTCCCAGTTCTCATCATCTAAACATAAATGACCATAGCCAACTGTCCGCTTACCCAGAGAATCTTTGTAGACATAATTCCTAAATCCTTCATGCGTTTTAATTCTGTCTTTTAATTTATTGTGCATATCTATTTATATTTTAAATGTTTAAATAAAGTATCAACCAGATCACTCTTACGAAATCTCCGATCTAATTCTATGCCATGCTTTCTACCTAATTTTTCTAACTCCGATTTCGTCATGATTTCTAAATGAGTTATTCTTAATTTCTTCTTAGGTTTGACAAATATTTTTTTTAGAAAACTAAACATACATCCTCCTATTTTGTAAGTTTCTTGTGCTTCTCAAACGACCTCAAGCCACCGAGTCCAAGCATACCAAGTAGAACTGTCATCAAAGTATCCATATCAAAACTTGGTAAATCCATTTTCATACCAAACAATGCTAGAAAAAATATTAAGAATGGCTGTATAATAAAATGATAACCCATAGCTAGAGTACAGATCCAGCCACAAGCGGGTCGCCATCCAGCAATCCACCAACTCCTAGACTTTGCTTCTTCTTTGTTAACTTCAATCTGAGCTTTTGCAATCTCATGAGAATGTTTGTCAGCCATCGTTGCTATCTCATGGGCTAACTTATTCTTCTGATCTTTGTCTTCTATAAATTTATCAAGCAATCCTGTAACTGGACCTATTAGTGCTGTTAACATTTTACCTCCTTAGTTAAAACCATTTAAATAATTTTCCGTATATCACCACACATAATAATATCAGGACAACAAGCACACCTATACCAATAGCTTTCTTGATCTGCTCCCGTTCTTCCATCTGTCTGCGGATTTGTTCTTTCTTTCTTTTTCTTAATCTGCCAATCTCTGCTTGAAGGTTCTCCCATTCCTGTAAACCATTGTCGGCATACAATAAAAAAATTTCTCTTAATCTTTCTTTCTTTTCTTTGATTTCTTTTTTACGAAGGTATGCTGCCATAGCATCTTCTTCTATTGATGAGAGTCCTAACTTTGATAACATGCCACCCTTACCCTTGTTTGCTGCATGGACATCAAGTGAACTTTCAGCGTTCGCCCATTTCGATACGCTACTCGCAAGATCATGTAGCTTTTTTCCTGTCTTGATTCCCTGTTCAATCAACGCTATTCCTGATTTACAAGCAGCGTATGCGGATAATGGATCAAGCATTTTACACTTTCATAAAGATAGAAATTAAAGCCACCACCACAGCAACAGTATTACCCATGATAATTGTTTCTAATCTTTTAATTCTAGATTTTAGATCTCCAATATTTTCATGAATATTATTGTAGCGTTCCAAACATACTTCTTCATGCTTAGATATTCTCGCTTCGTTCTTATCTGCTTTAGTTACCATAATCCTATCTTCTATCGTTTATACTATTTTTTTCTCAACAAATCTTTGTCCGCTTTTCTTGCTCC